CGTCAACTTTGGTGAAAACGGGCTGGCAACAAGTTGCCACCCGCGTTTTCGGCCAGGTTTCCTCGCATCGCCGAAGGTCCTGGACCGGTTCAATCAAGTTCGCAAGGCGCTGAAAGCACCCTCATACCATGAGGTGCTACAGAAAGCGGGCAAAGAAATTGATCGAACACCTAAACCATCAAAGTTTGCATACGCCCAATACGTGCCTAGTTTTGAAAGAGTCGCCCGAGTTTGGATATCCAATTTTAGATTAAATCTAATGGAATTCATTCCGGACGCTCTCACAAAGCTAGCGGTGTCACCAGACTCCGCGCCCATCGCCCCACTAATGTGGGTGCCTGGGTGGCCCGTAGAAGAGGCCGTATGGCGATGGGCCCAAGAAGCCGGCGAGGATCTAACGGTTGAAGAACTGACCGCGAGAATCCGCCTGAGCCCATTCAACCCTGCGACTGACGCAGCGGGTTTCTCATGGTTCGTGAGAATACCCGGCGTCAAAGATGAACTTCTCAAAAGAGACTTTCATGTCGTAAGAGGGAGGATGGTCGCCGCCCTGATTTGTTATCAGGGCGTTAACACGCTAGTCCAGATCTTGCGCAAGATGCCCATAATAGGGCTCTTGATGGAAGGCTGGCTAGTTTATCAAACCGACTTGCCAAGGTTGTACGGAGTGTTGTCATCCCTTCATTGGGTGGCAACAGGCGAAGTGTCCGGCGTCGTCAGCTCGCTGATGCCCCGAGATCCTTACGCCTCCTACAAGATTGCAGCAGTCTGGGGCACTTTGGTTTGCCCAGATTTCATCGCTAAGGCGCTTAGCCTCCTTTTGCCAAAGGAACTAACGTCTACGATAATTGAAATGATCGCCTTCCTCAAATTTTGGCGGCCACTAGGGGCTGCGGATGCAAGCCAAGGAACTCGCCCACAAAACCATTGGGATGGTTATGTGGACGAGCTAATTGGCTTAGCAAAAGCCAACCCAAGTGGTGTTTCGATTAGTTCCGAGACTGCGACCGGCAAGAGCACAGCTTTTGTCGCCAGTCTCGCCTACCGAACCACAGGAGCTATCTGGCTCCTGGTGCCAAGAATTGTATTGAGAGACGAATACCAAAACCCTTGGCTAACGATGGACACCATCGTGAAGCTATCCCGGGGGGTACCTGATGACGGCTCCCGAGTGAAGGTTATGACCTATGGTCACTACCTCGCCCGAGTTCGCGCCGGCACAGGTCCCGAGGA